GACAACACGCAAGCTTCGTCTTGACTGGGAACTCTCATCAGAGTCTCTTGAAGACAATATTGAGGGTCCAGATCTAGAAGACCACATTGCACGTCTTATGGCTACCCAAGCTGGTAACGATATCGAGGATGTTCTCATCAACGGTACAGGTACAAGCACAGGTTTGCTTTCAGCGTTTAAGGGCTTCAGAGCACTTGCACTCGCAAATGCACACGTTGTTGATGCTGCAGGACTAGGACTTGATAAGGCTGTGTTTAACATGGCAATTAAGACTATGCCTCGTAAGTATAAGCAACGTCGCAATCAACTTCGATTCTTCTCAGGATCAAACTTGGTACAAGATTATTTGTACAACCTAACTGCTAACGCAGGCAACGGTAATCCATTCGATATCGCTTCTGGCGTTATCCGTGGAGATGTTGCTGCTAACGACGGCGGTCCAGGTACTGTAACACCATTCGCATTTGGTATTCCAGTGATTAACGTTCCATTGATGGATGAAACTCGTACAGGAGACTATTCAAGCCCAAGCGGTTTGCATGGTGACCTTCACTTGACATTCCCACAGAACTTTATCATCGGTATCAAGCGTGATGTTACTGTTTATCGTCTATTCCAGCCAAAGAAGGATACAATTGAGTACACTCTCTTTATCCGTGTTGGTTGCCAGGTAGAAAACTTTGATGCACACGTAATCGTAAAAAACATTAAGGTCTCAGGCTCAACAGGTACATCATTTGGTTCCGTAACACACGGATCAAACGTAACTGGTGGTTCAGGAACTTACACATACTAATATTTATTAGTTGCAAGATTGGGGGAGCTGCGAAAGTAGCTCCCTTAATCATTTTCTGATATAATTAAAACACATTAACGAGAGGAAGATAATGTCATTTTCAAATTTAAAAATAAGCGATTTAAAAAAAGCAGCTGAATCATTTGGTGTAGATCTTGATGGATCTAAAACAAAGACAGAGATTGTAGCACTTCTTGAAGAAGAAGGTATCACTTATCAAATGTATGAAAAGTTTAACAATACTGAAAAGCAAGAAATTGAAATTTCAGAAGTAGAAAAGAAACAGAGAGAGAAAAAAATTATGAAGACTGAAAGCTCAGTACTAGTAAAAATGGAAAGAGATAATTTTTCTTATCAAGCAATGGGTCATACCTTTACACAACAGCACCCATTTGTAGCCATGTCTGAAAGAGATGCACAAAGCATTTTTGATTCACAGGGTGGATTTAGACTTGCGACTCCAAGAGAGGCTCAAGACTTTTACGCATAACGGAGGCAATTAATTGCAAAATATAATCAAGGGAAGTAAGCAAAAGATATATCTTAATGTATACAGCGATGGAGTCTTAACACAGGCAACAGCAGTACCAACCTTGAGTGTATATAATGCAGACAGTGATACCACAGCGTTAACTGGATACTCCAATGTAGCAACAACAGATGAGAATGCTGCTGGGGTTTATTCTTATACAATGACCCCAGCACTTACTCAAATTAATAGAACTTTAAAGTTTGTTTGGTCTTATTCTTTAAATTCTGTATCAACTACAGAAGAACAATTTTATGCAGTAGAAACTGTTTATTCTACTGTAAGTGAGATACAAGATTTTCTTGGTTTAGGAACTTCCCCATCAGAGATTAATTATAGAAATCCTAAAGAAATTGAATCAGCCGAAAAAGTTGCAAGAACAATAATTGATGGTTACACTGGTCAAAAATTTGTTCAATATTATGGCCAACAAGAACAATTTGGTTTTGGCTCAGACGCAATAGAAATTACTGAAAAAATGATTAGTATAGATAGAGTGTGGGAAAATGATGAGTTATTAATTGATAATACAGTAACTCCAGTTTATAATAATTTTGGGTTCCCTATAGAATTAAGTCCAACAAAAAAAGCAATTAGAATTATAAATGTTGGCTGGGATCTTAGATTTGACAATCAAGTAGACCCAAGCGCACTAGGAAATGGAAGATTTAGAGATGGTTCAAGATATAAGTTTGAAGGATTAATTGGATGGAAATACGTACCAGAAGACATTAAAATTGCTTCAATGCTTCTTGTTGGTGACATATTAGCCAACGATTATAATTGGCGTAATAAGTACCTTAAGAAAGTAAACCTTTCAGAAATTTCATTTGAAATGGCAGGAGGAGCATTTAACGGAACTGGTAATGTTACTGTAGATAATATCTTGGACACATACCGCAACGTTAATATTGTAATCATTTAATGTTTAATACATCAATCATTGCATCAATCATGAACATGACCGCCCAAGTTTATGGTCAACAAAATATACAAGATACAGACACTGGAGCAATATCCAGACAATGGGTGTATAAAAAAACTATTCAATGCAAGGTTGAGCCTATTCAGGCACGAGGCACAAATACAAAAGGTGACAATAAAACATTTGATACATCAGACGGAGCACTTGGTGGATATGATGAAGGTTTTCAACTTAAACTAAAAACTCTTGAGCTTTTGAGCAAGCGTTCAAGAATTGTTGCTGTTAGATCAAGTGATGGGCAACAAGTTTTTATTGAAATTGATAAAATTGATCAGCCAGATACTATTTTTGAGGTAACATCCTCACACGCAGTCTTAGACCCATTTGGAAAAATTTCTTATTATGAAAGCACAATCCACAGAGTAAAGGTCCAAGACAATGATAAAACTATCAATAAGTAAAAAAAGTATTGAGGCTTTAAATAGAGAAATTAATCTTAAAGTAAAAGCAATTGGCTATATGACTCAACCAGAATTTTTAAACGAGGTTTCAAAAGCTGTATTTGTAATATTAGGCGAAAGATTTGTTTTAGCTGTAGATAGATTTTCTGTAACAAATCCAAAAAGAATGCATCATATATATGAGTGGAATAAGGTAGGATTTCCTTCAGCCCGACTTTTTGTTTTAAATAAAGCAGTTTTAATAAATGGATCTATGACTATTAAGGCAGAGTTTAAGCCATCAAAAACTCCCGTCCCAATCAACCCAGAACTTCTTACTCCTGGCTCAACAGGAAAGTTAGTAAGCAAAAAAAATATATTTAGAGATAAAGCTCAAGTAATGGAAGAAGGAAGGGCAGTTCGCTATCAAGCTAAAAAAATGCTTGCATTTATGGGATCAGATTTGGGTATAAAATTTATTCAACCAGGAACTACAGTAAACATTAATAATCCAGGCGGGAAATTTGTAAAAGGCTCTTTGGCTACTTTTATGTCTGCTTGGTATAATAAGAATGCTCAAACAATTATAGATTCTTCTGGATTATATGAAAGAATAGCTAACGAAACAGCTATTGCTTTATCCAAGAATAATGGGGATATATCAGATGTAAAAGCTGTTACCCGTCAAGTTGTAAATTCAATTGTTGCAGGCAGGGAGATAATTAAATGACAGCAGACTACAAATATGTGGCATCATACGATATTCGTAAAACGCTCTTAAACGAGCTTATAGCCAAAGGATTAATTGACCTTAACAACTATATGGCTGATGGCTTTACAAAGCCCCTAGAGCCTATTATACCCGCACAGCAGGTACCAGAATTCAATAACATGCTTCCAGGAAAAACATTTATAATTTATGACATTACTCAAAGTCATGGTGCTACCCAATGGTGGATGAGTGAAGATGTTATAACATTTGATATTGTGTCAAGAGACCCTTCTGAAATTCAAACAATTATTAACCTTATTACAGACTTTTTTAGAAGATACGATGATTCAGCAAAAGAAGTTAATCTATCTTTGATTGCTTCAAGCCCATATAAATATCATTATTTTAAAGTAGAATCAGCAGATCCCATTCAAGCTTTTGCAAATGAAGGCGGGTTTATGAATGGCATAATATCCGTAAGATACTCATACTCTCGCACACTGGACCCAGTTACTGGGCGATATTTATAAAACTTTGACTTATTAGACATTCCTGCTATAGTTTTACATGAGGAAGTAAATTGTTACCTTTTTAGATTTTTTAATAAAATAAAATAAGGTGGTGAAATAAAAAAATGGCTACAAATACAAAAAATGTTATTGTTGGAGCAGCGTCTCTCTTTATCAGTTCTCAAGAAGATACAGCACGTCCAGCAACTACAAACGCAATTATTACAGGTGCAACAGCATCAGGTGGTTTTCTAACTTCAGGTGCTTCAGCACGTACAGGTTTACTTGCAACAGGTTCTAAGTATCGTGAAGTTGGTTATACAAACGCAGGTCTAGAAGTTTCTTACGAGCCAAGCTACGGCGAAGTAATGGTTGATCAGTTGCTAGATGCAGCAAAGCTATTTAAGCAAACACTTAAGGTTATGCTTAAGACAGAATTAGTAGAAGCAACTCTTGACAATCTTACTCTTTCATGGGGTCAGATGGATACATATTATGTAAACCAAACAGGTAGCTCAATTACTGCTGTTAGCTCAATGACTGATGTAACACCAGTTGGTGGATCAGAAGTTGGTACAACTTTAAATATGGCAGCAGGCTCTCTTGGAGATGCTCCAGTAGAGCGTACTCTTATTGCAGTTGGTAATGCTCCAGCTCAAGTTAAGAATGTTACTCCAACTACATCTGCTTTAACAAACAAAGAGCGTGTATACGTTGCACGTCGTGTTGTTTCTATGGATACAACTGCTCACGGATTAAAGCGTGATTCAGCTACTGTATTCCCAGTAAGCTTCCGTTGTTTACCAGATGATTCACAGTCTAGCTATGCTGGCTCTGAGTATGGTATCGTAATTGATCGTATATGGGGAACTAACTAATTAGTTAACCTTTCTAACAATTTAATAATATTCGGACCCCGCCAGAAATGGCGGGGTCTTGAATTTGTGTATGTCGGTTCTATTGGTATAATTTAACTAAACAAAGGAGCTATAACTTGGCAACAACAGTATATGATGTAATAGATATTGAGCTATCAAATGGTGAGTCTATCACTTTAAAACCGCTTCCAATCAAGAAGCTTAGAGAGTTTATGGAACTCATTAAGAAGATGGACCTACCAGAAAATGCATCTGAAGATGCGGCTATGGATGTTTTCATTGAAGGTGCAATGGTTTGCATCTCAGGTCTATATCCAAACTCAGAACTAGGAAAGAACAAGGAAAAGTTTGAAGAAGTTGTTGAAATTCCAACGATGATGAAGATTCTTGAAATCGCTGGCGGATTGAAACTTACAGACCCAAACCTTCTGGGAGCGGCACTAGTTGGGACGAACTAGACCTACGCTCCCTTGAGTCTGAGGTATTTCTACTTGGTCGTTGGAAGAATTACGAGGAATTAGAAGAAAGCTTGTCATTAGAAGAATTAATGGCAACAATTGAAGCAATTCGTAGTAAAGATAACAATGATAAAAAGTTTGTCGCAGCGATAAACGGAGTAGATTTAGAAAATAGCAATGAAGAAGTAATAGAAGATGTTACTGATTTAAATTCTGCAAGAGTTGCACAAAAAGAAGGCTTCGGTTTAAACGAAGGACTTGGATTTATGCAAATGGAGGGGTAATAGATGGCAAAAGTCGAACTGAATATAGTTGCCCTAGGTGACTTTAAATCAGTCAATGCTCAAATCAAATCTCTTCAAGATCAAGTAACTCTTCTTAATAAGAGTGTTGCAAGCGTTGGAGTTAATGCTAATTTAACAAAACAATTAAATGAAGCCAATGCTGCTTTCAAAGCAACAATACTTTCTACTGGACAATTCACAGCACAAACAGTAAGACTAAAAGCTGAAACAGATAAATTTGGTGAAGCTTTAGTTGGCGGTAAATTAAAACTTACTCAATATTTTCAAATAATTAAAGCTGGAACAGCCAACGCAACTTCTCAAATGAAGGCGCTTGCTATGGAGCAAACAAAGCTTCAAAATTCTTTGGTTATGTCAGACCCAACTAAACAAGGTATTTTATCTGTTTACACTCCCACAAAAATTAATGCTGTTGCAAATGCTACAAAAATTGCTGCAAACACACAAAACCTTTATAATATTGCTGTTGAAAAAGGAACGCAATCGCTTATCAACTGGGGTAAAAATACCCAATGGGCAGGTCGTCAATTAACAGTTGGTATGACCGTACCACTCACAATCTTTGGAAGCACAGCAACAAGAGTTTTTAAAGAAGTTAATGATGAAATTGTAAGGTTGCAAAAAGTTTATGGAACTGGAATTCAACAACCAACACAAGCAGCGCTAGACGCTATAAAACAACAAGTTCTCAGTTTATCAAAAGAATTAGCAGCTGGAATGGGTATTGCAGTAAAAGATACTGCAGCTATGGCGGCAGATTTAGCAGCCACTGGCTTGCAAGGCAATGACCTCATTGGCGCAACAAGAGAATCAATACGCCTACAAAAGCTGGGCGAAATGGATCAACAAGATGCAATGCAAACAACCATTTCTTTGCAGAATGTATACAAGCTTAGTACAAATCAATTGTCTGGCGCAATAGATTTTCTTAACGCAGTTGAAAACCAAACATCAACAAGCATGCAAGATTTAGCAGCAGGTATTCCAAAAGTTGGACCTATTGTTCAACAGCTTGGTGGATCTTTTAAAGATACAGCACTTATGATGGTTGCAATGAAAGAAGCGGGAGTTCCTGCAGCTCAATCTGCAAACGCAATCAAATCAGCTTTGGCATCACTTATTAACCCAACTAAAGCAGCAAAAGATGCCTTTGCTGCATACAACATAAACCTATCATCAATTGCTACAAAAACTGGCGGAAATCCAATACAGATGATTATGATGTTGCAAGATGCATTAAAGGGTTTACAACCACTTGCACAAGCACAATTAATTGAAAAACTTTTTGGTAAATTTCAAGAAGCAAGAATACAAGCACTTATTTCAAATTTAGGTGCAGTTAATAGTCAAACTAAACAAGCATTTGATTTAATGAATGCATCAGAGTCACAACTAAAAGGAATTGCAGCGGGCGAATTAAAAGTAGCAACAGAATCAACAACAGGTAAATTTAAAAGAGCAGTTGAAACAATGAAGGCAGACCTTCTGCCAGTTGGTGAAAAAATTATGCAAGTTGCAACTACACTTCTTAATTTTGGAAATAGCATTGCAAAAGTATTTGGTGAATTGCCATCACCAGTAAAAACAGTGCTTGGAATAGTTGCCGCAGGAGTAGCATTATCAGGCCCAATTATTATGTTTACTGGTGTTCTTGCCAACTTTGTTGGATATTTAATTAAAGGTTTATTCTCAATGAAAAATCTTATTAATGGAACTAAAACATTTGGTCAACTTTTTACCCCCGAAATCATTGCATCTCAAAATGCAGCACAACTGTTTAGTCAAAAGATTTTGCAAGATGAATCAGCAGTAATGCTTCTTAATAAAGCTGTTAGAGAATTAACTGTTAGTCTTGAAGGTATGGCTATGGGAATGTCAGCCGCATCTGGAACTGGCATGGCCGCAAAACTTCTTGCAGCAGAGGCGGGACTTGCAGGTGGTCGTATTCCGTTTAAAGGACCAAAGATGGCAACTGGAGGATATGTTCCTGGAAACCCATCCGACGGAGATGTTTATCCAGCACTTCTTCAAGGCGGAGAAGCAGTAATTCCTACAAAGCAAGCAACAAAATATGGATCATTTATTAATGCAATGATTGATGGAAAGTTGCCAGGATTTAAAAGAGGTTTAAAGCGTGGTAATCGTGGTAATATTTTAAATCAAGCACACATGGCTGAAAATTTTGAACCAGGAACTCCAGAATATGAATCCTTGATTGCATCAGATCCAGCATTAGCAGAAGTAGCAAAAACTGGATCAGTTAAAATAACTCCAGACCTCACTGCTTGGACTACAGAAAAATTAAACTTGTTAATGCGACCAACATCTAAAGGTGCAAGCATTGGAGAATTTAATTCAGGTTGGCGTGAAGGTGGGGCAGATAAGTTTGTAGGTTCAGCAGCAAGACATGGTGCAGATTTTTCAGATCCCGCTACTTCAAAGGCTGCAACTGAATTTGATGAAGCAGTTAGAAAAAGAGTTGTTCAAGAAAGAAAAGCTGCACAACTTGCAGCAAAAGCAGAAGGAAGAGTTCTTGAAAAAGGAATTCTTGATGAAGATGTTGCAAAAGCAGTAAGAGCAGAAATTGATGCAAGAAAACATGTTGCTGGAGCAGAAGGAGAATTTGCAAGAGCGTTAGATCAAGCATCAAAGTCCGTTGGTGAAGTAAGACCAAATGCTGGAACTGCAGAAATTAGAAAAGGCTTAAAGAGCGGAAAATATAAAAAAACTGGTGCATGGAATGTAAGATTTGCAGATGAATCAACTTATGGAACAACAGCAATAGGACAAATTTCAGGTGCAGAAGGAGAATTAAGTTCTGCAAGAAATTCTTCAATGGCAGGGCCAGGAAGTTATATTACATCTACAGGCAAAAAAGCTGGAGTTGAAGCTGAAAGAAAATTTAAAATGGCAATTGCAAAAGATGTTTTAAGTAGAAGAAAAATAGATATGCTTGAAGGACCTAGACCTCAACCATTTGCAAATTCTCCACAATTCCAACCAAAAATTGATTTAACTGGAAGCCCAGGCGGAATGGCTAGAAGCAGTGCAAGTTATACAAGAACTAACAACCTTGCTCTTGAAAGAGCAAGAAGATTAGAAGAAGAAAAATTAGCAAAAGAATTAAATATTGCTTCAGAATCCGCATCTCCTTCAAAAGCAACAAAGCGTGCTGCTAAAAATATGGTTGATGGTGTTACAGAAGGAATTGCTCAATCAAGACCAAAAGTTAAAGCAGCAGCAAACACAGCTATGGAAGAAGCATTACTTGCAAATTCTGGTGGTGGAGAATATACAAATCTTGCTACAGAGACAGAGCCAGGGCTAGCGGCAACATCAAGATCTGGCGGAAGATTTGCAAAGTTTAATCAAAAAAGAATGGCAACAAGAGCAAAGCTTCAATCAAGAATGCCCAAAATGATGACTGGAAGATTTAGTGGTTTAGGCATGGGCCTTGGTTTGCAACTAGCAGGACAATTTGCTGCTCCAATGATTAACAAACTTCCTGGCGGAGATGTTGCAAACTCTGCTATAACAGGAGCAAGTTACGGAGCTTTCTTAGGACCAGAGGGTGCTTTGGCAGGCGCAGCAATTGGTGGAATTATAGGTGGCATTAGCAAGTTAATTAATAGTGAAAAAATGCATGAAGCAAGTGCAAAAGCAACATTTACCGCAAGCGCTTCAGCAGCAAGTATGTTTGGTGGAGCTGTTACAAAAGCTGCAACACCTACAGGTAATTTAAACTCTATTATGAATTCAATAGTTCCAAAAACACAACAAGTAACTGATGCAGTAAAAAGTTTTATAAGTGAAATAAATAAATTGCCAAAAGATGACCCAATGTCTCTTATTCTTCAAAAAATGAAAAACGCAGGCAGTTCAACAGAAGCAGGAAAAATTGCTTCAACCTTTGCAGCAACTCAAATGGCGATAAATGGAATGCAGCCAGAACAAGCACAAAAAATGATTGATCTTTATATGGCTGCGTCAGGATATAAAGGAAAATCTATAAAAGTTCCTACATTGGAAAAAGCAACAACTGCAGCATTAGATTCAGCAGTAACTGAAGGCCGTACAACTGCAACAATAGGAACACATGTTGGTGCAGTATCACAATTTAAAGGTAACCAACAGTTAGATCCAAAAGCTGTAAAAGATTTAGTTAATGCAATATCACAAACATCTCCAACATTTGTAAATTATAAAGGACAACTTGACGGCATTACAAAAAGTAAAAATAATACAATTGCAGCAACTAAAAAATATGCTGATGCTATAAGAGAAGAAAATCCAGACTTAGCAAAAAACATTGATGCTTTTGGAAGAATGAAATTAAAACTTTCTGACATTACAACAATTCTTGCTTTAAGGCAAAAAGATTCAAAGTCTCCATTGCTTCAACAAATTATTGATGCAGCACAAAAAGGTGATGCCGCATCTCTTGCAAAAGATTTAGGTTTGGCAAATACAGAACTTGAAAGACTTTTTAAAATTAAGCCTCTTTTAGATCCAACATTAAATGCAAATGGAACCCCTTTAAGTGCAGAAGAGCTTGCAGCTCAAAGAGTTACAGCACTTCAAAAGAAATATAAGCCGTTATTAGATCAAGAAAGCAAAAGAACAACAGAGTTAGAACGACAAAAGAAATTGATGGATGATCAAAATACTGCTGCTCAAGATGCAATTGGTTATGCTACTCAACAGACAGATCTTCAAGGACAAATCCGAATGGCTATGGCAAGTGGCGATTATCTAAAAGCTAATTTATTGCGTCAACAAATGGCAGGTAATGCCGATAAGTATCAAATGGGTGTTATATCTAATAAAAATACACAAACTATTGATCAGGGTAGACAACTTTATGCTGATGCACAATCAAAAATTGCAGATGGAAAATCTCTTACAAAAGCAGAAGTTAGTGCACTTCAAAATTACAAGCCGACACTTGGTAAATATAATTTAGGTTCAGTAAATATGCCAGCTGCGGTACAATATGGTAATAGTGTACAAATGGGTACAAATACAACAACTAACCCTGTTTATAATATTGTTATAAATGGTGCTAATATGAGTGCAGAACAAATTGTAAAAGAAATGAAAAGACAAGAAGCAATGTCTTCAACAAAAAGTAAAGTGGGTGGATAATGCAACTACAAGCTGGAATTCAAGTATCAATAG